CATTGATCTGTTTCTATCGCACCAACTGCTGATACCATAGCAAGAGTACCAAGTATTGCGAAGAATACTGTCATATATTCATATACTGTTTTCATTTTGTTTTTTTGTTTTTTCATAGTTTCTTCCTTTTCTCTTAATTGATTATATTGTTCTACTGATATATTATACATTGTCATTACGCAACCTCCAACATTGACATTGGTACTCTGTAAATTTTACCGTTTAAGTCAACCAAACATTTTGATTGCATAATTTTTGTAATAACACCAGGTGTCTTTTTAGTCTTTTGTACTACATTAACTTTCATACCAACTTTCATTACAGACTTAACTTTATTCTTAATAATATCAGCTATTAAGTCTTTAGTGTTATTTAAATCTTCAATAGACATTGAAAATAATTTATTGTTAAAAGTGTTCATTTCTTTAATCATAGTGTTTTCTCCTAGTTGTTTAGTTTATAATTGTTAATGATTTTATTAATAGCGTTTTTCATATTAATATCAATCATATTTAAAAGTTTATTGTCAACTTCAATAACTTCTTTTAAATTTTTGTTTATCTTCTCTATTTGTTTATATGCGATATTTCTAACTATCGTCATATTATTTGTTTTTATGTTTTTGTTTATCATATACTAGCTAATATATCAGGATAAATAGAATAGTACAGATAAAAATGGTAAAAATAGCAAATAAATTGGTTAAAAAAGGGTTGATTTACTTAACTTTTTTACTTTTTTTGTTCACCCTTTGTTCTTGTACCGTAAAATCGTGTAAAATTAGGCCAGATTTAGAGAAAATTGGCGATTCGGCGTTAGAAAATAAAGAAAATTTGACAGAAACGAATCTAAAACACGCAAATGTGCGTTGTAAATATTAACATAAATAGAAATATGACAAAATATTGTGAAAATTGCGGACATGACTGTCACTGTGGCGGCGATTGTATGAAAGATTACGATGGCAACGGTGAAATTAAGTGTTGTGGTAACTGTAAGCATGAAGAAAAAAAAGAAAAATCAACAAGTAACGAAGATTTATTTAATGGAGCATAAAAAATGAGTAAAATGAGAATGTTTAAGTTTTGGAATGAAAATGGTGATGAAAAAGAAGTTGAAAAAATGAGTTTAAAGAAAGCTGTTATAGCTGTTCAAGGTGATTTTAAAGATAAAGTCATTGGTGTCGAATATATCAGTAAAAAAGGCAAACAAATTAGTGATTCTATTGAAATACCAATGGGTAGAAAAATTAGACAGGCAATGATAATTGAAAAAAAGAAGGCAGCACTTAAAGCGGCCAAAGAAGCAGGTAGATAATGGCTAAAATATCAAAAGGTTTTGTACCACACGAAAGAATGCCTAAAAAAACTTCACAAGGTACAAGTAAAAGAGTAAAAAAATCATCAATGAACAAATCTCGTAAAAGATCGTTCAAAGTTTACAACTCACAAGGAAAATAATGCCAGCATGTGTTAGATCAGGTTTAGATGTTCATGTAGGACACGCAAGTCCAACACCCAATCCTTTTCATCAAACGGCATATACAGGTGGTTCGCCAAATGTATCAATAAACAGCGCTGCCTCAATAAGAATTGGTGATACAACAAGTTGTGGTGACCCTGCGGTGGCAGGTAGTTCTACAGTTAGAGTAAATAGTATCGCTATTCATAGAGTTGGTGACGCAACAGGTGGTCATGGTAGTTGGGTAGCTAATGCTGCCTCTACTGGAAGTTCTAACGTAAACGCTGGTTAATCATGTATAAATATTGGTATGGCCAATATAAACGCAATTAACAATAGTAAGCGATCTACTAGAATTTACAAAGATTTAGATTTAGACTTTGGTAGAAATGTTGTTACAAATGATGTAAACAGACTTACTGATGTTGAAGCTGTTAAACGAAGTGTTAGAAACTTAATTAATACTAATCACTTTGAAAGACCTTTCCACCCAGAGATTGGTGGCAACGTTAGAGCATTATTATTTGAGCCAATGACACCATTGACTGCTTTAAACTTACAAAGAAAAGTAGAAGAAGTGTTAAACAACTTTGAACCAAGAGCAAAGATAACACAAATTTTGGCTGATCCTGATATTGATAGAAATTCATATAGACTTGAAATTAAATTTTATGTTATAGGAGTACAAAATCCAATTACGGTAGAAACATTTTTAGAAAGATTAAGATAAGATGGCAAGCAATAAATTACAAGTTTCAGATTTTGATTTTGACGATATAAAAGCAAATTTAAAATCATTTTTACAAGACCAATCAGAGTTCCAAGATTACGACTTTGAAGGTTCTGGTTTTGCTGTCTTACTAGACTTACTTGCTTACAATACTCACTACTTAGGTTTCAATGCTAATATGTTAGCAAATGAAATGTACCTAGACAGTGCTGACATAAGAAAAAATATTGTATCATTAGCAAAGATGTTAGGTTACACACCTACATCACCAAAGTCACCAACAGCAACTGTAGATATTTTAATGAATAATATTCCTACAACTGTTGCTACAATTACAATGGCAAAAGGTACAGCATTTACAACTTCTGTTGATGGTGAAACTTATCAGTTTGTTACAAATGCAGTACATACACTAACACCTACAAATGGTGTTTATAAATTTTCAAATATACCTCTTTACGAAGGTACTTTAGTTACATTTAAATATACAGCAGACAGTACAGATGTTGACCAAAGATTTGTAATACCAAGTGTTAGCGCTGATACATCTACTTTAAAAGTTTCAGTACAAAATTCAGCTAGTGATACTACAACTAGTACATACACATTAGCAACAGGTATAACAAGTATTAATGCTACATCAAAGGTTTATTTTTTACAAGAAATGGAAGATGGTAAATTTGAAGTTTACTTTGGTGATGATGTATTAGGTAATAAATTAGATGATGGTAACATTGTCATATTAGAATATATTGTTTCAAATAAAGATGAGGCAAATGGTGCTAGTTCATTTACTCTATCAGGTAGTATTGGTGGATATTCAGATGTTACATTAACAACTGTATCAAGTGCTCAAGGTGGAGCTGAAGCACAAACAAAAGAATCAATTAGATATAATGCACCTTTACAATATTCAGCACAAGATAGAGCTGTTACAACAGGTGATTATGAAACTATTGTACAATCACTTTATCCAAATGCTCAATCAGTTTCTGCTTGGGGTGGAGAAGATGATGAAACTCCTGTATATGGTGTTGTTAAAATTGCTATCAAAGCAGCGTCAGGTTCTACATTAACGAATACAACTAAAACAAATTTAGTAACACAATTAAAAAAATATAATGTTGCTTCTGTAAGACCCGAAATTGTTGATCCAGAAACTACATCTATATTACTTACAACTAATGTTAAGTTTGATCAGAATAGTGCTAACAAAACAGCTGATACATTAAAATCAGATATATTGACAACACTAACAAATTACAATACAAATACATTAACTCAATTTGATGGTGTATTTAGATATTCAAAAGTTACAGGCTTAATTGATAATACAGATTCATCTATACTATCAAACATCACAACATTAAAAATAAGAAAAGATTTTACACCTACATTAGCAGTAAGTTCAAAATATAATGTTTATTTTAGAAACTCACTATACAATCCACACTCTGGTCACAATTCAGCAGCTGGTGGTATATTAGAAAGTTCAGGTTTCAAAGTATCTGGTGATAGTTCAACAGTATTTTATTTAGATGATGATGGTGCAGGTAATGTAAGACGATATAGTTTCTCAGGCGCAACAAGAGTTTATAGTGCTTCTAACCAAGGTACGATAGATTATGCTACTGGCTCAATCACAATAAACTCCTTAAGTGTTTTAAGTGTAGAAAATATAAGAGGCGAAGCTTCAAGTAAAATAGAATTAACAGTAGTACCATCTTCAAATGATGTTGTTCCTGTAAGAGATCAAATATTAGAAATAGACACAGCCAATTCATCTATCACAGTTACTGCTGACACTTTTGTTGGAGGATCTTCTGACGCAGGTGTAGGTTATACAACAACAAGTAGTTACTAATGGCAAAGTTCACAAAAAAGATAACCAATCTTTTAAATCAGCAAGTACCAGAGTTTGTACTTAGCGATCACCCTAAATTTTTAGAGTTTGTTAATTCATATTATAAATTTATGGAGTCAGCAGAGATTACTCTTGCTAACATAGAATTAACAGATGGTATACAATTAGAAACAGAAACAGCACAAACAAATAGTTTAGTGTTAGACGCTTCTAAATTAGATACTGATAGAACACAATTAGACGAAGGTGATAAAATATTATTAGAGGATTCTGCATATGGAAAATTTCAAAGAGGTGAATTAGTTACTGGCCAAACATCTAATGCAACTGCTACAGTTCTATCAGAAGATTTAGTTAATAATAGATTATTCATATCAGCACAAGATAAGTTTATACAAGACGAATTAATTATAGGTTCTATCTCAACAGCTAGAGCAACTATATCTAATTATAGACCTAATCCTGTAAATAACATACAAGACTTATTAAACTTCCGTGATCCTGATAAAGCAATATCAAACTTCTTAACAAAATTCAGAAATGAGTTTTTAAATTCTTTACCTGAAACTTTAGATGGTAATGTTAGTAAAAGAAAACTTATTAAAAATATTAAATCAGTTTATAGAGCGAAAGGTACTCAAAGAGGACACGAAGTATTTTTTAGATTTCTATTTAATTTAGATTCAGAAACAATTTATCCTAGAGAACAAATGTTAAGAGTATCAGATGGTCAATTTGATACTAAAAAAATATTAAGAGCAATTGGTACTACTGGCGAAACATCAGACTTGATTGGAAGAACAATTACAGGTCAAACATCTGGTGCTACTGCGATTATAGAAAATGTATTTAAATTTCAAATTGGTACTAATGAAGTTACAGAATTTATTTTAAATAATGATACAGTAACAGGTACTTTTGTAACTGGCGAAGAAATTAGAGGTACAGCCTCAGATGAATCAGATACTTTTATTAAAGCAACAGTAACAGGAATACCTGATATTGTTACTATTACAAATGATGGTGGTTTATTAAATACTAATGATGCTATTGTATTATCAGGTGGTGGAACAAATGCTATTCTACAAGTAGATAATGTAGGAACAGGAAATATAACAGAAATATTAATAGATGATGCTGGTTCTGGTTATGCTGTTGGAGATAGTATTTCATTTAGTGATGGATCAGCCGTAGCAAAAGTTTCAGTTGTCAATGGTGGTATTACAACAGAAAATGGAACAGTGGGCGCTACATCAACTGATCATATTGTATTAGAAGATGAAACTGTTAGAGGTGATGTTTATACAGGAGATAAAATTGTACAAGAAAGTGGAACAGGATCAGAAGATATAACTGATATAAGAATTATAAATGGTGGAGGTGGTTATTCGTCTTTACCTACAGCATCGGTAACTAGTAGTGGTGGTCTTGGAGCAAAGGTTATTGCTTACGGTCCAGAAATAGGAAGATTACTTAATACTAAAAAAATTGAAACTGGCGCAGGTTATGAGGCATCACCAAGTCCAACTATGATATTACCTAGTTATATTATATTAAAAGATAAATCTTTAGGTAATTATATAGCTGGAGAAACTTTATCTGGTGTTAATGCTAGTTCT